AGACGATGCATGGAATAAGGTGGATCATAATTCAGTTATGCATAGGAAAGAAATTTTTGATGAAGTTGGTGGATGGGATAATACTCCGGATATATGGGGGGGCGCAGACGCTCATTTCTGGCGTAAGTTAACTGATGCTGGCTATAAGTTTTATCCTGTCTGTGATGCCGAATCTACCCCACTAGAAGCAAAGAGGTACCACACAGGGAGTGTTCAGTGGTTAGTTCATAATGGATTGTTCTTCCCATCATGACAGTAGAACAATATCCAATTTTTATTATTTGTAGAGATAGAGTAACTTGTACTTCTAAACTTGTTAATTGGTTGGAAAAAGTTGGTCAAGAAAACATCTACCTTGTTGATAATGATTCAACATATGAACCATTACTCGAATATTATGAAAAAACCCCACATAATGTAGTTAAGATGCTGGGTAACACTGGTCACACTGGTATATGGCTACACGGCGTACTGGACAAGTATGCAGCTGATAATTATTTCGTAGTTTCAGATCCAGATGTTCTTCCTATTGAAGACTGTCCAGATGATGCTATCGATTACTTTAGGTCTTTATTAGATAGGTATGGGGATCGTCAAAAAGTTGGTTTTGGATTCAAGCTAGATGATATTCCTGACCATTATAGATTTAAGCAAGCTGTTATAGATCATGAAACTCAATATTTAGGTTGGGGTGCTCCTGAGAATAACTTGAATTACGCACCAATTGATACTACTTTCGCTTTATATAGACCAGGTGCAAGTCAGGATATTAGTCTTAGTTGCAGAACTCAATACCCATATTTAACGCGACATCTACCTTGGTATATTGATTCCGATAATCCAGGGGAAGAAGAAGAATTTTATATTAAAAACGCACATACTCGTATTAATTCCTGGAATCACATTGATCTACCATTTTGGATGGGCGGAAATAGATGAGTAAAATAAGATTTTATACCGTAAAGGAAAACAATAAGTAACAATGACTCCCAGTGGCCGACAGAGGCATGGTTAAGTGAATTTTCGTTACATTTATGGAGGGTAGAGTAAGCCAGATGTATAAAGCTAATATAGTTATTCCAACTGTTGGAAAAAATGAAATGATAGTTAATTTACTGCGTCAAATTAGGGATATAAATGATGATATTATAAAAAATATTTATATATTTGATAACGGGATGCCAGAGTCAGTAAGAAAACAATGTCTAGAGTTTAATGTCGAAATTATCCATTCGCATGGAGATGGAATTCATCAGATGTGGAATAAAGGTGTTATTAAGTGTATATCAGATAAAGATATTGAGTATATATGTATTTTTAATGATGATTTAATTCTTGATATTAAAGAGGATTGGTTTAAATCTCTTTTAGAGCCATTAAAAAATACCAATATTTGGGCAACGTGTGGAAATTATAATCAAGATATTCACGATGTAAGTTTAGACTACAAACAAGTAACTGGAACTTATAAAGATAACGGTTTTGCTGGTTTTTGTTTTGCTATAAACAAAAATGCTTTTTTAAGTGGTCTACCACTTTTTGATGAAAAATTTAATTGGTGGTATGGAGATGATGATTTCGTGCATAACGTTCATAGACTTCATAAATTTACTGCAGTATCATGTAAGGCTAAGATGCTCCATATTGATGGTGGGTCTAAGTCTGTAGTACAATATACTCCAGAGTTTAATCATATGGTGGAAGAAGACCGTATGTACTACATGGAGAAATGGCATAGATGAGTGATAAAGTTTTACTTGGTATTATCGACAATAAGAGGCCAGATTTTTTAGGTGCCACAATTTCTTCTTTAGAAGAAAATTTAGTCTATAACTTTTTCAAAAAAGTCATTATTGATGATTCTGGCGACGCAGAATATTCAAAATACTTAGAAGATAAATATTCTGATAAATACGATATATTTTCTCATACAGTTAATATGGGATTATCTGGTTCCATAAGAAGTTTATGGCATATAGCTAATGTTTATAATGTAGATTACGTGTGGCACCAAGAGGGTGATTTTACTTTTAATCAAAATATTAATATTGACTTAATCAAAGATATATTAAAAAATAAAAAAACATTAGCCCAAATAGCCTTAAAAAGGCAGCCCGTTAATGGGGATGAAGCTGCTGTTGGTGGCTTTATGCAGCGTGATCGTTTATCGTATGAATCTTACGGTAAAAATGGAGTTCGATGGTTAGAGCACAGAAATTTATTTACCTTAAATCCATGCTTATACCCTAAGTGGGTAGTTGATTTAGGGTGGGAAGTTGGGTGGGGGGAAAAAGAATTTTCTGATCTTCTTTTTTCTAACCCTTATTCAAAGTGTGCCTATCTTGGGTGCGTAGATGATGAGCCATTAATTAATCATATAGGTCATTATCGCGGAAATAATTGGTTTTTATAATGAAAAAATTAGTTATTATTGGGGCTGGATCGCATGGCTCTGGTGTGGAAACGGTAGTTAACGCAATAAATGATAGGTCACCTACCTGGGATTTGCTCGGTTATCTTGATGATGACTTGAGTAAATCGGGGGTTATAGGCCCAGTTGCTGAAGAAATTAAAAATACCTATTATGTTATTGGTGTTAATGAGCCTTATTTAAAAAAGAAAATATTTCTCAAAAAAAGAATCTCTAGTGCAGCTACACTTGCTCATCCATCGGTAATTATTGGGGATAACGTTTTCCTTAGTGGTGGTGTAGTTCTTTTTCCAGGTGTTATCATAACCGGAAATGTCTTAATTGGTTCACAATCACATATTAATGTTGGTTCAACGGTAAGTCAAGGAACTAAAATAGGTAAATTTTGTAGTGTTGGACCCGGAGTAAATATTGCTGGCGAAGTATCTATAGGTGATCGCACATTTATAGGAACTGGGGCATCAATTATTAATCTAGTTAATATTGCCAAAAATACAACCATAGGTGCAGGTAGCGTCGTAGTGAATAATATTAATGACTCTAATACAACAATCGTAGGGGTCCCAGCTAGGAAGATTAAGGACTAAAATGAGTAAAGTCTTTGGCATAAGCATGGCAAAAAATGAGGAAGATATTATTGGGTTTGTTATCGAACATTTACTTCAAGAAGATTTAGATGGTATAATCGTTGCCGATAATCTTTCTAGCGATAATACTAGGAGTATTTTAGAAGATATAGCAAAAAAAAATAATAATATTACGATACTAGATGATTTAGATCCAGCGTATTATCAAAGCGAAAAAATGACTAATCTAGCGCATTATGCAGCAACGCTTGGGGCCGAATGGATAATTCCTTTCGATTCTGATGAAGTTTGGTATTCTACTACTGGTAAAACATTAGGTAATACTTTACGTTCAATGAAAGAGGATATAGCAGTAGCTAAAGTTTTTGACCACTACCCGCACCCATCTGAAGTTAATGATATAAACCCTATTAAAGCTATCGTGCATAAAGAAATTAATCCAGAACGATTTCCATGTGTAGCATTTAGGTATGATGAAAGTATAAAAATTTCTTTAGGAAATCATAATGTTATAAAAAATGGAGAAAGAAATTATACTGACGTAGAAATACGACATTTTCAATATAGATCATTTGAACAATTTAAGAGAAAGTTACGAAACGGGAAGCAAGTCCTTGATTTAACTACCCTATCAGAAGAAGAGGGTGCACACTGGAGGACTATGGGAGCTATGGATGATGAATCATTACTTTCTGAATGGCAAAAATTATTAGAAATAGGTGTTATATTGGATCCAGCTCCAACTAAATCTTAGGAGATTATATGAGGGATGAAGAGTTTTGGAAGAAAGAAGCTGTTTTAAAAGACTTACTTTTTGAATCTAATTTATCTTTAGCCGAAATAGCTAATCAGCTTTACCTGACAAGACCGGAATTAAATATTCTCTTAAAAAAAAATGGACTAGAATGGGTAAGAAGAAATAATAGAAAACTTTCGAGAGGCCATGCGGCCTTAACCCAAATGATGAGAAATATTCTTCCAAATGAAGAAATTGTCAACGAGTTCCACATAGGTGACAGGTTAAGATTAGATATATATTGCCCATCCTACAACCTCGCTGCAGAATATCATGGTAGGCAGCACTTCTTTTTTTCTAATCATTTTCATGATTCTATTCAGGATTTTGAAGAATCTGTTGAGAGGGATCGCAAAAAGGAAGAAATGTGCAGAGAAAAAGGAATTGCTCTTGTTGTGTTCCGTTTCTGTGATAAACTAAACGAAGAAGCTGTCTTTAGGCGCATGCTGGAAGCTATTAAGGAAACACCTAAAGTAGAAATAGAAAAACCAAAGAATACATTTAAGGGTAATCATTATTACGAAAAAATGAAACAACACAATAAAGATTACAGAAAAGCTAAGTATAGAGAGTTAAAAAGAAAAAATGGACCTAGATGAAGAGACATCGTACCCTATAGAGTATCAGGTTTTTGCCCTTGCGATGAAAGAACCTGGTGCTATAGGGTATTTTGTTGAGCATTTACCAGACGAGGCAGTTGGCCTCTTAAATGGTGATACAGGTATTTATGAATTATATATTACATTCAAAGACTTTTACACTAAAACAAGTTTAGATCCAGTCGACCCGATAGCATTTCGTGCCTGGATGGAATCAGAATCTAATATTTGGGATGCGCTTGGTGGTGTTGCTGGCGTAAATCTTTTGATAGATTCTATCCTATCTATAGATTTGTCTAATGTTGAATCTATAACTAAGATCTTAAAACATAGGGCAAATAAGAGACGGCAAAAAAATCTGTTCCAAGATCTTCAGCTTCTCCTCAATAAAAAGGGTCACAAAACAGAAGAAGAAATAAACCAAATTAGCCAACTTACAGAACAAATTCGTTCATTAGAGGGCGATCTGGATTACGATCCATTAGATAGAGTAACGACTGCGGTCGACATCGCCGGCAGGGCTAATGACTTGATGGAAGTCCCAGACTTCCTACCTACGCCATTCAAGATGTACAATAAAGCCCTAGGCTATACTGAGGATGGTGGATATTTCCGTGGCGCTGTTCACGCAATAGTGGCCATGTCTGGATTTGGTAAATCAACCTTTGCCAAGACACTCGTAAACCATTGGGTAGACCAAGGGTATAGGGCGCTATATATCAACTTTGAAGAGGCACAGACGCATTGGGAGCGTGTCTTAATGAGTCAGATCTTAGACGAGAATGTATACGCTAATGCTGATATCTGGACCGAGCAGGAAAAAGCTGAAAAAATAGAAATATTTACAGAGAAACTTTCTGAATGGGGAGACAGGTTGATGGTTCGTCATGATCCAGATAGTTCGTATTACGATGATCTGGAAATATGGCTAAAAGATATTATGGGGCATAATGAAAATATCCCAGATGTAGTCGTAATCGATACCCTTCAGTCAATGTACACCAAGGGTGGCGGTGGAGCTAGGTGGCAAGAGTTTGAGAGAATTATGGTAAGGCTAGAGCGCTTAGCTAAGGCGATGAACGCTGTGTTTATTGTGACTAGTCAGCAAAATAGCAATGCTGTTAAAGAAAAACGTGACGTTATAGAGCAGTCTGATGTTGGTGGTTCTCTCGCTATTATCCAAAAGTCTTCTGTTGTAACATTTATCACTCAAAAGAAATTGATTAGTAATGACGATTCCGAAGATGATTACCTAATGCAGCTTCAGATACCTAAAAACAGAATTACTGGTTCTACTTTTAACTATGAACCGCCACTAGTGAGA